TCCATCTATAGGCTCCGGTAGTAATGTTACTCCAGATTATACATATGCATTATCTATAAAACCTGGAATGCAAGTTGGAGCTAATAATGGGTCATCTACATTTAGAACATTGGATTTAGTTGATTTTTCATATTCATCATCTTTTGATCCAACTGAAGTTACGGTATATGAAAGCGATGATGCTACTAAACAGCCAACATATTATTTGTTAAAAAAACAAGTTCAAGCAGTATCCGGAGAAGTTGTTACTAGAACATTTACATTCGGATCTCCAGTTGCATATGATAAAATTGTGTTGCCTGAAACAAATATAATTGATATTGTTTCTGTTACCGAATCAGATGGCGATAATTGGTATGAAGTTCCTTATTTGGCACAAGATACAATTTTTGAATCAGTTCCAAATTTAGCAGAAAATGATCCAGATTTATATTTGTATAGATCAACATCGCCAAATCTTTTAAAAATGAAAAAGACTGCTAAGCGTTTTGTTACAAGACTGCGAAGCGATAATTTATTAGAAATACAATTTGGTGCTGGAATTTCTGACAATAATGATGAAGAAATTATTCCAAATCCTAGCAATGTAGGAAATGGATTATCTAGTATACGTCGTAATGTCGATGTTGATATTGATCCTTCTAATTTTTTATATACAAGAGCATATGGACAAGCTCCTGCAAATACAACATTAACTATAACTTATACTATTGGTAATGGTATATCAGATAATGTTGTAGCAAATGTACTTACTAATATTCAACAAGTTAATTATGATGATGATATTAATTCAACAGGAGCCGTACCAGTATTCAATTTTGTTAAAAATACAGTAGCTGTAACAAATCCTTCGCCAGCAGCTGGTGCAAAAAATTCTGATACATTGCAAGATATTAAAAATAATGCATTGTCAAATTTTGCAACACAAAATAGAATGGTTACGCGCGATGATTATATTATACGCGCATATTCAATGCCAGCAAAATTTGGTAGTGTATCAAAAGCATACATTGTTCCAGATGATCAAATTATACAAGAAGATTATACTCAAAATCGTTTACCAAATCCTTTAGCACTTAATATGTATGTGTTAGGATTCAACGAAAATAAACAATTAACAGAATTAAATACAGCAGTTAAAGAAAATTTAAAAACGTATTTAAGTCAATATAGAATGTTAACAGATGCAATAAATATAAAAGATGCATTTATTATCAATATTGGCGTACAATTTGAAATTTCTGTATTATCTAATTATAATAGTAATGAAGTTTTATTAAATTGTATTAATACATTGAAAACATACTTCGATGTTGATCGTTGGCAAATTAATCAGCCTATAATTAAAACAGAAGTTATGAATATCATTTCAAATGTTAAAGGAGTACAAAATTTAGTTAACGTTACATTTAATAATTTATATGATAATACATTAGGATATTCGGGTAATGTTTATGATTTAGCATCTGCAACAAAAAATGGAGTCATATATCCATCTTTAGATCCTAGTATATTTGAATTAAAATTTCCAAATCAAGATATCAAAGGACGCGTAGTTAATTATTAAGGATTGTAATGTTTAGAATATTTTATGCAGAAAAAGACGCAACGTTATATGAATCATATCCAACGTATAATACAGGATTAGATGAAATATTAGAAATTGGAAAACGTTTAGATACAGATGGTTCTACATTATTAAAAGCACGTAGTATTGTAAAATTTGACATGGCAGAAATTTCTGCATCATTATCTACATATAATCAACAAGTTACAGATTGTAAATTTGTATTACAATTATTTACTACGGATGCAAAAAATCTTCCAGCTGAATATTCAGTTGACGTTAAAATGACAGGACAAAATTGGGTCAATGGTACTGGATTTTTATCTGAATTAACTACTAATGGCGTTTGTTGGAATACTCCGCAGAGCGGATCTAATTGGATATCAGGTAGTCAACAAGTAGAAATTGGAACAAGTGATTTATATATTTCTGGATCAGGTACTGGCGGCAATTATTTATATTATTCTGGATCAGGTACAGCTCCTACTTTAATTACATCTGAATCATTTTCTTATAGAACTAGCGATTTAAATGTAGATGTGACTGAACAAATTAGAATATGGTTAAGCGGAAGTAATGCAAATACGATACCTAACTATGGATTTTTAATACAATACTCAGATGCAGATGAAGCAAATGATAATGTAAAAGGATATGTTAGATTTTTTAGTAGAGAAACACATACTATATATGTTCCTAAGTTAACAATGTATTGGGATAATAATGCGTTTACAACAGGATCATTAGCTGCCGCTAATCTAGAGTCATATTTAATATATACCAACGTTAAACCGTCTTATAAAGATACAGAGATATCTAAAATAAGAATATATGCTCGAGATAAATATCCACAAAAATCTCCTACAAATTTATATCCGCTCGATACAGTTAAATATTTACCTTCGGGGTCATATTATTCTGTTTTAGATGCTGCAACTGACGAAGTCATAATTCCGTATGACGATATTTATACTAAAGTAAGTTGCGATAGTACCAGCAATTATATTTACATGGATATGAACGGTTTTATGCCAGAACGATATTATCGTTTACAACTTAAAATTGTAGATGGATTCACGGTACAATACGTTGACGATCAAATTTATTTTAAAGTAGTTAGATAATGGATAGCGTTTCACTTCGACAAGACTCATTTTATGAAGAAAAAGGTATCACTGCATTGTCAAATGATAACGTAGTAGTACCTAGAGACCTTGCTGGTAATGTTTTAATACAAACTACATCATCATTATTGGTTATAGAAGCAATTACAACAAATGTATTAGCTGAATCAGTACTGCCGTTATTAGATACTCAATTTAATTATTTTAAATTTCCTGCTCGCACCGCTGTTGTCGACGAAACATTTGACTTAGACTTAGATTTGAATTTAAGTTTAGATTTAGATTTAGAAGATGCTACAAATCAAATCGAATCATCTTTACCATCAACTCCAGCTCGATATACACCTGAATCTGATCAACAAGTGCTTAAAGCAACGAAAGACACAGCTCAAACTATAGATTTATCAGTTGTAACATCAGGTCCTCCACAAACTAATAAGAATTCGTTTACTATTGCACAAGACTTAATTGATTCAGGTAAAGCTTTGAAACTTACGGGAGTTATAACTACGCAATATAATTCTAATCGTAACTCTGAAGTTGGATTTCTAATAAATTATTCGAACGCCGATGGAGTTGGTAATAATTACACCACGCCAGGAGTTAATGGAATTTTATATCCAAGCGGCAATGATGTAAATAGCAAGAATAAGGTTACAAAAGAAGGTATTTATGAAACTGATATTGACTTTACTATTACCGCAGCAAGTATAAAAACTATAGGCATAGGCGGCAGGATTTTTATAACAGGATTTGCTGAAGATCAAAAAGAAAATAGAAATCATACAATATTAGCTAATAGCACGTATGTAAAATTTGAGGCAGTAGAATAGATGTTGACGCAATATAAAAATATCACACAAATTAATACAATTACTAATGCAGTAGCTGCACAGCGTTTAACTGACCAACAAATTGATTTACTATCACATCCTAATTATGAACGAAAATATCTTCCAGTAAATGACATAAAAGAAAATGCTGGAGATTCTAGAATTGAATTACATGTATATGCTACAGATTCTTGGTTGTCAGGCAATCATAAAGTTCAACAAGTAACAAAAATTCCGGAATATGTCGATCCAATAACAAATCGTAAAATTGATTTATATAATCCAATTGCAATTGATATTCGCAAGGAATTTGATACATTAAAATTAACAGCTGGCACATTAAAAATTGTTGTTAACTTCTTTAAAAACTTGATAGGTAGTTATGAACAACAATATTTAAGAATTGATGAAATTTCTCCAGATAGAACCGAAATTCGTTTACGTGCTATTGACATAAAAAATCCACAATTTTTAACACAATTAACAAATTATATAGATACCG